GAACATCTCCGTAGTTGATGGGCTGAAGCGCATCCGCGCCGCCTCCGCTCCGGGCGCGAAGGGAGGGGGGGAGTGAGGCGCCTTCTCGGATCCACCGCACTGACGACCGCCATCGGCCTCACCATCGGCATCGTCATCTGCGTCGTCTGGGAGGCGTGCCGGTGAGGCGTATAGTAAGAGAGCGGGCGGGGAAGCGTTTGCGCGCTCACCCCGCCCTGCCTGGAGACCTGAAGAGGAGGCCCCGTGGCTGACAAGAGTTTACCAGAATGCCTAACCTGCCTCGCGCTCAGAGGCACGTCCCGACTCCTCGCAGAGTCGGCGCTCTACCTCATCGACCGCAACGCCGCGTTGACGGCTGAGCTGGAGGCCTTCCGGCGCCGCGACCGAGAGCACGCCGCGCTCATGCTCGGGCTCGCCGGGCTTCAGGCGGCGCCGGTATGAGTGTGACGCTCTATCAATGGGTGCTTGTCGGCAAGCGCCCGCCCGAAGGCTTCATCTATTCCGGCGTCGTCTCTGTCTGGCCCGACACCGGTAAGGTGCGGGCCGAGCTATGGGAGCGGTCGGAGTGAGCGACGCCTATCGCCGATTCCTCGACACGAAGATAAAGCACGCGGAGGCGGCGGGTATCGACGTGGCCCCGCAGTGCTCGGCGCTCTTCCCCTTCCAGCGGGACATCGTCTCGTGGGCTCTTCGGATGGGCCGTGCTGCGATCTTCGCGGAGTGCGGCATGGGGAAGACGCTCATGCAACTTGAATGGGCTGCGCGGGTGTCCGAGCGCAAAGGCAACGTGCTTATCCTCGCGCCTCTCGCCGTTTCTCAGCAGACCGTTGAGGAGGGGCGCCGTTTCGGGATAGCGGCCACATATTCGCGCGATGGCGAGGTGGCAGGCCCGATCACGATAACGAACTACGAAATGCTTCACCGATTCTGCCCCGACGACTTCGCCGGGGTCGTGCTCGATGAGTCTTCGATCCTCAAGAGTTACGACGGGAAGACCAGAAACGCGATCATTGGAGCGTTCGGTCGGACACCGTACCGTCTCGCATGTACAGCGACCCCCGCCCCGAACGACTTCATGGAGCTGGGGAATCATTCGGAGTTTCTCGGCTCGATGTCGCGGACCGAAATGCTCTCGATGTACTTCGTCCACGACGGGGGCGAAACGCAGGTCTGGCGGCTGAAGGGCCACGCGCGGAAAGCCTTCTGGGAGTGGGTCTCGTCATGGGGTGTGGCGATCCAGAAGCCGAGCGATCTCGGCTATCCCGACGACGGATTCGCACTCCCGCCCCTCGTGAATCACAATCACGTCATCGAAGGCAGCGTAGAGGAAGCGCAAGCGGCTGGATTCCTCTTCGCTCCTGATGCCTTCACGCTGAACGAACAGCGTGCGGTAAAGCGCGCGTCCATCAAGCATCGTGTCGAGAAGTGCGCCGAACTCGCGACGGCAGAGAATCGCCCGTGGGTCATATGGTGCGAGCTGAACGACGAGTCGTCGGCTCTCGCTGCGGCGATCCCAGGCGCTGTCGAGATCACGGGCTCGATGTCGATCGACGAGAAAGAGAAGCGACTCGCCGCGTTCTCGTCCGGGGCCGCGAGGGTGCTCGTCACGAAGGCGTCTATCGCAGGCTTCGGGCTCAACTGGCAGCACTGCGACCGCATGGCCTTCGTGTCGATCTCGCATTCGTTCGAGATGACCTACCAGGCCATCCGCCGATGCTGGCGGTACGGCCAGAAGAACCCCGTCCACGTCCACACGATCAGGCATCAGGCGGAGGCTGCCATCGAGCAGAATCTTCGCCGGAAGCACGACGAGGCGGATCTCATGCAGCGCGAGCTGTCACAGTTTGGCCTGACCGGGATCGTAGGGCGGAAGCGGAACGACACAACCGGCGAGCGCATCGCCATAACTCTGCCGGAGTGGCTCGCAGCATGAAGGAATCCGTGACCGACAAGTGGGCGCTTTACCTTGGGGATTGCGTCGAGGTCGTCTCCGCGCTCCCGTCCGAGTCCGTCCACTACACGATCTTCTCCCCGCCGTTCGCGTCGCTTTACACGTACTCCGACAGCCCGCGCGACATGGGGAACGTGAAGGACGGCGACGAGTTCGCGCAGCACTTCGGGTTCCTCATCCCGGAGCTGCTCCGCGTGACGAAGCCGGGACGGCTGCTCTCGTTCCACTGCATGAACATGCCGACATCGAAGGCGCGAGACGGGATCATCGGCCTGCGCGACTTCCGGGGCGAGCTGATCCGCGCGTTCGTCGATGCCGGGTTCGTCTATCACTCCGAGGTCGTCATCTGGAAAGACCCGGTGACGGCGATGCAGCGGACGAAGGCACTCGGACTGCTCCACAAGCAGCTCAAGAAGGACTCGTGCATGAGTCGGCAGGGCATTCCGGACTACCTCGTGACGATGCGACGCCCAGGGGACAACCCCGAGCGCGTGACTCACACGAACGAGTCGTTCCCTGTCGGCAAGTGGCAGCGGTATGCCTCGCCTGTTTGGATGGACGTGAACCCCTCGCGGACCCTCCAGTACCGAAGCGCGCGAGAACATAACGACGAACGGCATATCTGCCCGCTACAACTGGACGTGATCGAGCGAGCGGTAGAACTCTGGACAAACCCCGGTGACATCGTCCTTTCGCCCTTCGCCGGGATCGGGTCGGAGGGCTACGTCTCGATTCAGAAGGGCAGGCGGTTCGTCGGGGTAGAGCTGAAGCCGTCCTACTTCAAGCAGGCGGCGGCGAATCTGAAGGCGGCTGAATCGAATACTCCTGTGCTTTTCGAGGAGGCAGAGCCAACCGAGGAAGTCGCATGACGTGGCTCCTCCTTCGCCGCCCCGACCACTCCCTCGAAATCGAACTCGACGCCCTCGCCGACGGAGGCCAGATCCTCGGCGGATACCCGACGATGCCCGAGGCCCGCGAGGCACGCGAACGCCAGCGGGCCAAGGACGAGGCAGAGGCGATGCGCGACGCCGGCCAGATGGAGATGGACCTGTGAGCGCCCCCCCCACCCGCCGTGCCTACTACCGCCGCATCCGCAAGGCGCTCGGCCTCTCGCTCGGCACCATCGCGCACCTCTCGGGCTACTCCGCTGCCTACATCTCCGCGATGGAGAACGGCACCCGCCCGATCCTCCCCCACGTCGAGGACGTTCTCCGCGTCGTGTACGACCGTGAGCTTCGCGCCGTCTACCGGGCGGCGGTCGCGAGAGAGGAGGCGGCATAATGCTTGCCGAAGGTCGCACGCTCGCCGAAGTGCTGGAGACCGCCCGCCGCGTCTTCGGCCCGCCGCCGAACATCGTCGCCAAGTCCGGGAACTTCTGCCTCGCGTTGTGCGCGTTGAAGAGCATCCCCGGCAGCTTCCTCTCCGACGAGATGCGCGCCGAGATCAGGCGCGTCGGGGCAGAGGTCGTGAGAGTGGGCGCGAAGTGAAGTCCGTCTTCTTCGCGTCCGGTATCCCCAAGGGCCAGCCTCGCCCCCGCGCCTTCTCCCGTGGCGGGCACGCGCGCGTCTTCGACCCAGGCACCGCAGAGGGCTGGAAGTCCTGCGTCGCCGTGGCAGCGCAGCCGTTCCGCGGCAAGTACACAAGCGGATGCCCGCTCTACGTCTCAATTCACTTCCTGTTCCCGCGCCCGAAGGCGCACATCAGGAAGGGCGACGAGATCAAGATCGGTGCGCCCGTTTTCCATTCCTCGAAGCCCGACATCGACAACGCGGCCAAGGCGGTCCTCGATGCCCTGACGCAGATTGGCGTATGGGCTGATGACTGCCAAGTCGTCAACCTGTTCCTGTCAAAGCGGTATGCCGACGACGGACGGCCGGGGGCACAAGTAACCATCGACACGATCGGGGGTGGCTCGTGAAGCCGCTCCTCGCCCACGTCCTGCGCCGCTGCGAGAACCCTGCCTGTCGCGTCCCGTTCCATCCGCCCAAGTCGACCTCGCGCTTCTGCCGGGTGTGCCGGATGGAGAAGCGCCTCTACTACCGCCCGAAAGGAGGAGCCGATGGGCTCGATTCACGCTGCCCGCATTGACCATTCGCCTCGCCAGCAGCGGACCCTCGCGGCGCTCCGGGCGAACCGCGCCGGGCTGACCACGGCCGAAGTCATCCGCGCCGCTGGCGTCTGCGCCGTCAACTCCATCATGGACGAGCTACGCGAGCAGGGCTTCCCGATCTCGACGTCCCGCGAGGTACAGGACGGGGCGCGCGTGTGGCGGTATCGGTTGGAGGAGGCGGCCTAGTGGCTCGCATACGCGCCATCAAGCCTGAGTTCTGGCTCGATGAGGAGATCGCATCCTGGCCCCACGTCACCCGTCTCGCTTACATCGGTCTCTGGAACGAGGCGGACGACGAGGGGAGGCTCCGTGCGAACCCTGCGTATCTCAAGAATCGGCTGTTCCCATACGAGCCAAAACTCGACATCGAAACGGTCCTCCGACCCATCGTCAAGGCCGAAAAGCTGATCATCTACATGGTCGGGGCACAGACCTACGGTTTCCTGCCGAAGTTCACCGACCATCAGGTCATAAACCATCCTTCTGCCAGTAAGTTACCGGCACTAACGGATGGCTCCCGTAGGGTTCCGGGAGAACTCCCGGACGATTCCCGTAACGATCCCGCGGGAAAGGAAGGGAAAGGAACAGGGAAAGGAAAGGAATATCCCTCATCTCGCGATGAGGGTGCGTTCGTGTCGTTCTGGGTGAGCTACCCGCGGAAAGTAGGGAAGGGAGCAGCCCTTGCCCGGTGGGGGAGGCTCACGGCTTCCGACCGGGCTGCCGCTATCGAGGCCGTTCCGAGGTTCGCCGCCGCACAGAACGCTCGCCCTCGCGAGGATCACCGATTCTGTCCTCACCCGGCAACGTGGCTCTCGGAGCGACGGTGGGAGGACGACCCCGGCGAATGGACCGGATCGGCCCCTGTCAGCGCGGACGCCGCAAAGCGGGACGACGCGGCGGCGAAGCGAGCGCAGCTTGAAGAGGCGCTGAAGGCTGAAGCCGAGGACGACATCCGCCGGATGCGCGAGGCCCGCGCGGCGAAGAAGGCGCAGGAGGCGTGCGGTGCTAGAGCCTGACGAACGCACCGTCTACGCCTGCCGGACGTGTCGTGACAACCGCCTGCTTATGGACGGCCCGAAGGACATCCAGTGCCACGACTGCGCCGGGTGGGACGAAGGGACGCGGCTGTCGCACCTCCGTGCAGAAACCGCCCGGCGCGGCGAGAAGCCGTCGATCACCGTCAACGACCTGACCGACGAGGAGGAGGACGTGTACGCCACGTGGCGACGGAATCACCCCGACGCGCACCCCCTGACGATCCTGACTTGGATCGAAGGGTGCCGCTACAACCCGAGGGAGGACGGTGAGTTCCTCGCCCTGTGCGATAGGCGGATCAAGAAATGGCGGTTCCTGCGCGGATGGGAGGAGACAGCGTCATGACCCCAACCCCCACACCGCTCCCCTGCATCCAGCCCCCGCCCCCCGGCGGCTGCTTCGAGTGCCCGCCGGGATCGGGAGAGATCATCTGCGTCGATGGCCCGTATTCCGCCCCCGTGGCGGTTCCCGGGCCGTCCGACGCCGGGTTGATGCTCTCGGCCCTCCTCGTCGCCCTCGTGGCTTTACGGGGCATCAGGGGGCGAAATTGAGCCTGCCCGCCTGCCCGATGTGCGGGAGGCGGAACCTCGGACAGAAAAGTATCTCGACACTTCTTTGTCCCGGAAACGCGGCCAAGGCCGCCAACAGGGCGAGAGCCCAGAAGGAGTCCAATGTTTAGGTTCACCGAGTGGTTTGAGCAGGGGCACGACTTCAAGGGATGGATGGCGCACTTCGCCGACCGCGACATCGCGACGGAAGTCCGGCGCTGCTCGCACGGCATGGAGGCCATCTTCCGCGCGGGGGCAGAATCAGTGAACCCGGATGACGACCTGTCGCCATTCGAGGTGTCCCGCCGAGGCTACGAGGCGAAGTACGGATGCGAGTGCGGGTGGAGGCAGGGGTGGGAGACGGCAAGGGGGAGGCGGCCGGGTACGACCGGGGGGTCAGCCATCCTTGCGTAAATAGTCATTAACGACAACGGGGGGGGGGCCACGGCCCTACCTTTGGGACCGTGGAGCCTCACCTTTCGCCAGATCTCGCTCCTGAAAAAGGATGGCCGGTCTGGGGGAAGGCGTTCATCGCCCACTTTTCGCTGACAGGCAACTCGACCGCATCAGCCGCCGCAGCCGGAGTAACCCGGCGGGCGGCTGAACTTCTTCGGGAGCGCGACGAGACTTTCGCGGCGGCATGGGCCGAGGCGCGCGAGGAAGCGGCCGACCATCTCGAAGACGAAGCGCGGCGCCGCGCGGTCGACGGATGGGAGGAGCCCGTCTACGGCTCGGGCGGCCCCGGCAGGGGGACCGAGGAAGTTGGGACGATCCGTAGGTTCGATTCGACCCTCCTGATCTTCTTGCTCAAGGGCGCCCGCCCCGAGAAGTATCGCGAGCGCTTCGACACGAAGCTGTCCGGGTCGCTCGACCTCGGCACCGTCGTCGCCGCAGCGCACGCCTCGGCTATCGGGGGGGCGGACGAGTGACGACGCAGGAGCAGCTCACCGACCTGTTCCGCCGCACGCACGACGATCCCGGCCTCTTCGCCACCGCCGTCCTCCGCGTGAAGCTGCGTGAGTGGCAGCGGCGCTTCTTCCAGTCGATCCGCGACCGCCTCGCGCGAGGGCTCCGGCACCTCGAGGCGCACCTCCGTACTTGCCACGGCGCGGGGAAGACCTTCGCCGTCGCCTGCCTCGTTCTGTGGCTTGTCGCGACACGGCCTGACGCGCGCGTGCTGACGACGGCCCCGACCTGGGCAGGCGTTGAGCATCTCCTGTGGCCCGAGATCGCTCGGGTTTACAACGGCTCGCTCCTGCGTGATCTCCAGTTCGGCACGATGCTCACGACGCAGTTCCGCGTCCGCGAGGGCTGGTACGCGATCGGCGCATCGAGCGACAAGCCGGAGAACCTCGAAGGGCATCACTCGCCGGTCTCCTCGATGCGGATTGCCGACGAGGCGAAGGCGATCCCTGACAACGTATTCGACGCGACGAAGGGGATGCTCGATGCCCCCGAGACGTTCGACATCTGGATCTCGACGCCGTCGATCCAGACGGGGCGCTTCTACGATCGCGACGTGAACGGCGGGGAGGATGTCCTCCGCGTCGTCGTCACGATCGACGACCTCATCGCCGAGGGGATCCCCGGCAAGTCCGAATGGAAGGCGTCCGCCCTCAAGGATTGGGGCGAGGACTCGCCCGAGTACCAGTCGCGCGCGATGGCGCGGTACATCGACGATGCTGACGGCGCGCTCTTCCCGCTCTCGTGGGTCGACCGCGCGATGGAGGCCGACTGGACGGTGGACGGTCCGCTCGTCGCAGGCTTCGACGTGGCAGGCTCTCAGGACGGTGACGAAAGCGTGGTCGCTCTCGCGTCAGGGGCGGACCCCGAGCAGCGCGCAGAGATCAAGGCCCTGACCTCCTGGCGCGAGCGCGACACGATGATCTCCAAGGGCCGGGCGCGGGCCGCAGCCGGTGGCGCTCGCCTTCGGGTGGACGGCATCGGGCTCGGGAAGGGCGTCCTCGATTCGCTCGCGGAGGACGGCTACCCCGTCGAGGAGTATCGGGCGAGCGACAAGCCGCACGACACCGACCGCTTCGCGAACCGCAAGGCCGAGGACGCGTGGACGCTTCGGCGACGGCTGGAGAAGGGACTCGTCAGGCTCCCGAAAGACCTCACGCTCAAGGCGCAACTCGCGGCGATGAAGTACAGGCCGCTGCCGTCGGGCAAGTTCCAGGTCATCGACCCGAGCGACAGCCCCGACCGCGCGGACGCGGTCATCATCGCGCTCGCCGGGCGCAAGGCGGCGAAGCACGGCGGGTTCCTCGACCTGATCGACTCGTCCAATGCGCGCCGCGAGGAAGAGCGCAAAGCCGCTGAGAAGGTGGCCGCATGACCGACCGCGTCACCCAGGTCACGGCCGCCGAAATCTTCGCCGCGACCGGCAGCTATCCGACCCCGCAGCTCCTCGATTGGGCGGGGCGCCCGCTGACCTCGCGCGACTTCCGCAGCCCCATCGACGCAGGCCCGGCCGACCCGCTCCCGCCGCGCATCCCGGTCACGGGCTACCCGCCGCGCGAGCATCAGTACCCGCTCGGGTTCAACCTCATACCGAGCCCGCGCACTGAGGGCGGGAAGACCTACACGTTCGCCCAACTCCGCGCGTGGGGCGACATGTGCCCCTACCTTCGCCTCGGGGTGGAGTACCGGAAGAAGCAGATGCGGGCGCGGACCTTCTCCGTTGTCCCGTGCGAGGACTCGAAGAGCCAGGCCGCGCGGCGCAAGTACCAGTGCGAGATCGACCGCGTCACCCGCTTCCTCGACATGCCGAACCGTGTGAACGACATCACGTTCTCGGAGTGGATCGGGCAGGCGGTAGAAGAGGCGCTCATCGTCGATGCGCTCTGCTTCTTCAAGCAGTGGCACTTCAACGGCGACCTGTCGCTCGTTCAAATCGACGGCGGGACGATCAAGCCGCTCATCGACGAGTGGGGACACATCGTCGCCTATCAGCAAGTCATCTGGGGCTCCCCAGCGACGCAGTACCGCACCGCCGTCCTCGACGAGTTCGAGAAGGGCGACCTCGCGTACTGGGTCTACAACCCGCGCGTCACGGGCGTCTATGGCACGTCGGCTATCGAGGAGATCCTCCCGACGATCCTGACCGCGATCAAGCGGAGCCAGACGCACCTCGCGTGGTACACGGACGGCAACATCCCCGACGCTTTCCTCTCCTCGCCCGAGGGGTGGACGGCGGACCAGATCATCAAGTACCAGAAGTTCCTCGACGAAGAGCTGACCGATACGCGGCAGCGGCGCAAGATGCGCGTCCTCCCGTACGGGTCGACCTACGCGCAGGCCAAACCCTTCGCCTTCAGCAAGGACGAAGAGGACGCGATGGCGGCCCTCGTCCTGGCGTACCTCGGCGTCCCGAAGATGGTCCTCGTCTCGCAGGTCAACCGCGCGACGGCCGAGGCGCAGCAGGAAGACGCGGGAGATGTCGGCCTCGCGCCGCTCGTCCGCTGGTTCGAAGAGCACCTGAGCCAGATCGTGCAGCGCGACCTCGAAGCGCCGATGCTCAAGGTGATTTGCACGGACGGGTTGCAGGGGCAGGACGACGCCGACACGGCGAACGACGTCCAGCTCGTCAACGCGCGCGTGCTCACGCCGGACGAGGTGCGGGCGAAGCGCGGGCTCGAACCGATGGCGCGCGAAGAGGGTAAGACGGGCATCTCGCCGGAGTACCTCACGCGAGCGATCTTCGAGGCAGGCGTCGTCACGCGGAACGAACTGCGGTCCACGCTCGGGCTCCCGGCCGACCCCATCAACGGGGAGCTCTACGTCACCATCGGCGCGTTCGGCGCGACGCCGCCGGAAGACCTCGGCGCCGCATCGGCCGCCGTCCCTGCGCCCGCCCCGTTCGGCGCGCCCGCGCTACCCGCACCCGGAGGACCGAATGCCGATCGAGATGCTGTCGTTGCTCATGCCGTCGGTCTTCTCGACGGGTCCGTGGCCGGAGGAAGTGGTAGCGGTGCGGCTCCTGACCTCGCAGGGGACGGTCCTGGCGGAGATCCCGCGTCCGTCAAATCCGAACTCGCCGCATGGAAGCGATACGCCGTCAACCGACTCGCCAAAGGCCGACACGCCGACCCCTTCGAGTGCAAGTGCATCCCCGGCCCCGAAGCCGGAGTCATCCGCAAGGCTCTCGGCGCCGCCCGAACCAGAGGCGAAGTTCTGGCAGCGTTCGAAAAAGCGAAGGCGCCGAAGCTGACCGAGGCGAAGAAGGAAGAGGCCGTCTCCGCGATCAAGGCCGCGACGATGCGGCTCTTCGAGCGGCAGTACAAAGCGACGATGGCCGAGGCGGCGAAGGTGCTCCATGCCTGAGCCGACCGCCGCCTTCGTGGACGACGTCTTCGCGCCTCTCGAGATGGTCTACGCCGAAGCCGCTGGCGAAGCGGCCGGGGGCGCGATCTCGTTTGAGCACCTCGACGCCAACGCGGCGAAGTACGCGAAGGAGCGCGGGGGCGAACTCATCGGGCAGAACGAGGCCGACTGGTCCGTCGTGAAGACGCGGCAGGACAAGGCAAACGAGCTTCTACAGGAGGCGCTGAAGGAAGGCTGGGCTCCCGACGAGTTCGGGGATCGCCTCCGCCAGACCGGCCTCTGGAGCGAAACAGACGCCGAGGTCATCGCCCGCACCGAGGTCGCCATCGCGCAGAACTACGGGCAGAGCGAGACCTACGGCGAGATGGGCTTCTCCCGCGTCTACGTCCAGGACGGCGACTGCGACATCTGCCGCGAGGTAGACGGTAAGGTCGCGTCGCTCGCGTGGATTCAGGAGAACCCCGTCGGGCACCCGAACTGCGTCCGTTCCTGTAGCCCCGCCCCCGACGACGAACCGATCGAACTGGAGTAAGAGCATGGACACTTTCGAGAATTGCATCCTGACCCCCGGCGTCGAGACGCTCATCTGGATGCCGGGCGGGCGGGCGATCATCGGCGTCGTCGCGACCGTGGACGAGGAGGCGCAGAGCGTCACGTTTGCGGACGGGCGGACCTACACGTTCCCGGCGCCCGTCGTCGAGGAGGAACAGCCGTGAAGAAGACCATCCTCGCCCTCGTCCTTCTGCTCGCGCTCCCGCTCCTTGCGGCGACCGACAAGATCGTCACGGTCTGGACGGCGCAGGCGGCGAACATCTCATCGACGGTTCTGACGGACGGCTACCAGACGGCCCAGGTGACCATCTGGGCGAAGTCCGGCTCGCCGGATGGGACGGCCAAGGTCTACCTCGTCCCGCCCAACGGAGCCCCGCTGGTGCTGCTCGCAACCTACGCGACGCCGACGACGGCGAAGACGTTTCGCGGACCCGCTGGCACGTCGCTCGTCCTCGCGCTCTCGGGCATGACGACGGGCACGGTCGGCGCAGTGGTGGTGCTGAAATGAAGCGGCTCCTGTCGGTCCTGCTCCTGTGCGCCGCTCCCGCCTTTGCGCAGGAGAACGGCTGGCAGGAGATCCAGAACGGCTGGGGCGAGATTCAGACGGCGACGGGTGCGGTTCCCGCTGGTTGTGTTGCCGGTCGCGTCCCGATCTTCCTCGGCTCCCCCGTGGCGCTCGGCTGCGACGCCGGGCTGACGTACGACGCGGCCAATGCGCGATTCAAGGTAAACGGCGGGGGCACTGGTGGCGAGGCACTCTATCGGGTGCAGATCGCGATGGGCGCTGCTCCCGGCTACGGCCTGACGATCTCCAACGGCGCCATTGACCCGTGGTTCCACGTCAACTCGTCCGGCGTGGGATTTGTTGGGGACGGGACGACGATCCCGTTCTATTCAATCGAGTCGAACCCGGCCATGAAGCGCGAATTGCGCTCGGAGATCACTGCCGACGCCGCTGACCCTGGCGGCTACGCCATGATCTGGGCGAAGGCAACGGACCACGCCGCGAGTCCGATGTCGCTATTCCTGCGGGCAGACAACGACATCGTCGTGCAGGCCGGGACGAGCAACGCTGTGGCCGACAACACGGGGGCCGTCCACATCGCCGGGACTGGCGGTGTCACTGCGGGGGCGTGGCCCGCCGGGACAGGATGGCTGTCCGCCTCCGCCAGCGGTACAAGCGTGATTGGTCCGCTGACGGTGTCAAGCGGCACTGGCGATGTGGTCGCGTCCTCGGTTTCGATGGGGGGTGCAGTAAATACAGGCCCAACGCACCGCTATGACGGAAGCTATCTGATCAGTACCGCTGTGCTGGATTGGTCCTCAAGCACCACGAACCCGTTCCTGATGGATACCGGCCTAGCCCGACTTCGGGCGGGCGTCGTGAAGGTCACGAATGGATCGACGGGGAGCGGGAATTTGAATGTCGGCATCCCGGCCTACGCGAACAACGCAGCGGCGCTGTCCGGTGGGCTCGTCGCGGGAGACCTCTACTACACGGACTCGGCTGGCGAATACGTCGTGAAGGTCGCCCATTGAAGCACCTCCTCGTCCTCCCGCTCGCTCTCGTCCTCGCCGCGTGCGGGACGGCGGGAGCGCGGACGGCGAAGACGGCGCTCGCCCCTGAGCCGCTCGCCATCGGCGGCACCTCGACGGTCGCCCTCGGGCAGAGCGTGCCGGTGCTGAACGAACAGCCAATTCTCCCCGGCAGCGTCGAGTGCCTCGGCATCGCGCCGGTGACCTACGTCCCGAGCCCCGCCCGCGTGACGGAGATCCGTGCTTGGACGGAGCGGGCGCTGCGGTGGGACGTGCAGAACGGCGTACTCGTCTCGCCGCTCGGGCAGGCAGAGGCGCTGCGGCTGCTCCAGTACCTCCCGGCGATCCGCTTCTATGACCGCCCGACGTACAACTACTCGCGCCATCCCGACGGGACGTGGCAGTGGATGTGCGCGCAGGGCTTCAGCGGATATGACGGTCCGAAGGTCGCGGCCGACAACCCGGCGCGGACGGAGCGGCTCGTCTGCTACGAGAGCGTGAATTTCTACGTCGGCCTCATCGGGAGGCTGGATTTGTGGGACACGTCTTTCGTCACCGGGAAGGTAGACGAAGTGGGCGCTCAGCTTGCCGGAGGGTGGCTGCCGTGACGCACATTATGTGGCGGCAGTCCCGTGACGTGGCGCCAACTCTTCCCGCGAGCCACCTGGTTCACGATGGCCGGGGTGGTGCGCAGGGCAGCCGCGATTATGTTGTTGGGGACACGTTCGTGGTAGAGCCTGCAAATGCGAACAGCCGTAGCGGCAGAGATCGTGGACGTGGGGGACCGCTCTCCCACGCCACAAAGTCCCGTCGCATAGGCATGGCGCATGTTCCCGGAACGCGTGGTCGCTTCCAGATTAGCCAGCCGGTTGTTCACCTTGACTCCGTCGAGGTGGTTGATGTCTTCCCCGTCGCGGAGCGGACGGACAAACGTCTCAAAGACAATCCGGTGTACGGATTCGGTACGCCTATCCTCTGCGGTGTTGATGGACGTCTGGAGGTATCCGGAGCCACCATAGGCCCCCATTGTGATGCGCCCTACGATGGCACCTCTCGCCGGGGTGTCTCGCCTCACGCGCCCGAGATCGGAGACGGAGTAGTTACCGCCACCGTCCACGACCGGCAGCCATCTCTCCGACAGAAGTTCTTCGGTGGTAAATTCGACGTTAGCCATGTGAGCCTCCTTAGCCGGGGTTCCGTGGTCAGGCTCGGCTGGGAGGGTGCAACCTCTCGCCGGGCCGCTTTCATTCTACCAAACGCCAAACCTAACGCAATCGAGAACGCCGTCGGCTCGCAGTTGGCCGGCGGGTGGAGAGAGACACCATGACTACCGACGAAAAGATCGACTACGCCATCAGCCTGCTCCTCGGAGTCGACCTCCGGCTCGCTGCGCTGGAGAAGCTGGCCGCAGGGTACAAGCCCGAAGCGCCGCCCGCCGACGACACTCCCGCGAAAACCGGCGGTCTCTACGACTTCGTCCGCCCCGTCCCCGTCGAACCCCGCCACGGCGCCGGCGTGCGGATGACCTCGCCTGACGCTGGTGAGGCGCTCCTCCGCAGCAAGTACGCCGTGCGCTGGAACGGTGACGTGATGCTGACCGGCGCGGCAGAGGACAAGGTCTGGGCCGAGATCGAGGCGCTCAAGGCGGGAGACGAGAAGCTCATCGCCAAGTACCGCGTCCTCGATCCGACCTTCGCCGGCTTCGCGCTCCTGACCTCGCTGCTCGACCCCGCCGAGTTCGACGGGTTCATGGGGCAGAGCAAGCGGGATGCGTTCGCTGGCTACACCGTCGAGCGGTTCGTCGGGGAGCAGTTCGGCATCGACAGCAGGCCGAGCGGCGACGAGTAACGTGCGATGGGCGCTGGTGCTGACGTTGGTCGCCGGTACGGCGGTGGGGCAGTGGGCGACGCCACGCCCGACCGCCACGCGCAGGCCAACGATTGCGCCCGCGCCGACTGCTCCTCCTGCGCCTGCCGCGACGCGGACCCCTACGCCACGTCCTACGGCTGCGACCACGCCCACTCCGCAGAGCGGGATGGCGTACTACCTCGTTCCCCTCGTCCCCGTCTTGCCGGTAGCGGTGGGCCAGCCTCTGCGCTACGCGGACGGGACTCCCATCACGATGACCGTCCGACTCGCGTCGGGCGAGATCCAGTGCTGGATCGTGAGGCAACCATGACGAACAACCATCGGCGGGCCATACCCCGCCGGTCTCCCCAGATCAGCGGTGCAGGCGTGCTCCTCTCCCGCGCCTGCGCCGCCCTTTTCCTCGCTCTCGTCCTGACCGGCTGCCCCTCGGGCTACGTCCAGACCGAGTCCGGCGCCACCGTGGCGGCCTCGACGGTCTACGCTCAGGACATCGTCGGCGACGCGCTCAAGGTCGTCCAGGACGTCCACAACGCGGCCGTCATGGCGCACGACGCAAAGGCCGGGCAGGAGCCGGCCGACGTCCACGCGGCCCGCCGGTCGAAGCTGCTCGCCAGCGCTGCGGGTCTCCGCTCGGGCTGGGACGGCCTCTCCGCGTGGAAGGCCGGTACGGAGGGCGAGGGCATCGTCGCCGTCGCAGGCAAGGTGCGCGACGCGCTGCCGGGCCTGCTCTTCGCCGCCGTCGAGCTGAAGGTCATCCCGCAGGGGACGGCCGACACGATCGGCGCGTTCTTCGGGCTAGCGGCGCAGGGCAAGACACCGGCTCCGCTGAAGGTGGCGAAATGAATCCGCTTGTCATCCCCTCCCGCCTCGACGCGGCCGACGTCGACGCGCTCAAGCTGGCGAACCCCGGCGCGTTCCTCGTCATCGCGCAGGGCGAAGTGCCGACCGTAGAGCCGAAGGCGAACCGGCACGTCTGGCTCACGGTGATCTCGGTCGTTCGCGGCCTCCTCGACGCCGGGAAGGTAGCGGGCATCTTCACAGGCCCGCTGATTCCCGTCGCCGCGACGGTCCTCGGGATGGGCCTCGACCGTGCCGAGCAGGCAATCAACGAAGCGCCCGAGGTCGAAGACTGGACCCCGACACGCATCGCGGAAGCGAGGGCCGCGGTGCTGGACCCTCAGACGTAGGAGACGAGATGGCAGCCGACGATCTCAGCATCAAGGTCTCCGTCGACCCAGGCCCCGCGCTCGCGGACATCGCGAAGATTCGGGCCGCACTCGAATCGACGCTTCCCGTCTCGCCGCGCCTCTCCTTCAAGGGCTGGCTCTTCTCCGTCTGGCTGTCGAAGAACAAAGGCTTCGTGAAGTCCGTGCTCGCGCCCGTCACCGCGATCGTCACGAGCGGGACCGTCGTTCCGGAGATGCTCCGCCCCGCTGCCATCGCCCTCGGGCTCGGCGTCCTGACGATCGTCTCAAAGCTGGGATGGGACGCCTTCGACTACTTCGTTTCCGAGCCCCCGCTGGAGCCCCGCCCGTGATCTGCCGCCTCCGCGCCCGCGTCCCGGTCTACCTCTCGGCGGGGCTGATGCTCCTCGCCGTCTCGATGGCCGTGGACGCGGCTCCGGACGCGATGCCGCCCCTGACGTGGGCGGACATCAGCCTCGCCATCTGGCTCCGCTACGGCGCGGCCGTGGCGACCTCGATAGCCGCGACGTGGGTGCTGCTCGCCGGGTACGAACGGCGGCAGGACGCTCGCCACGCCGACACGATGAAGGCGCTCGCGACCGCTGCCGACAGGCTGCGGATTCACAACGACGACGCTGGGGCGCACCTCACCGCGAGCCAGCACAACCACGGTCCCATGAACGAGCAGGCAGACAGGGTCGAGCAGAAGCTCGACGACCTCGCGATGGCCTTGCACGACCTCATCCGCGACCACAACCGCATCCAGCAAACCGAGGGCGCTGTCTGCGAGGCGCTTCATGAGCTTCGTCGCCGCAACCCGGCCGACTCGCCGCACACGCGGCGCGAGGGCGACAGCCGCGACGACTACACGCCGCTGCGGGGGCCGAAGTGACCGAGCCCCCGAAAGACCGCTCGCTGGAGAGCCTCCACCCGGCGTTTCGGGACGTGGTCCTCCAGCTCCTCGCCACGCTCCGCGCGGCCAGCGTGCCGTTCATCCCTGACGAGACGCTCCGGACGGCCGAGCGGCAGGCGTGGCTATATGCGGCGGGCAGGACGCGCCCCGGCAAGATCGTCACGCAGAAGGACGGCGCTCCCGGCGTGTGGCCGTCGAATCACCCGGTCGCCAGCGAGCGCGGGAAGACGCGCCGCTCGCGGCATCAGTCTGGCCTCGCCTGCGACCTCTACCCGCTCAACCCGTCCGGGAAGCTGTTCATCCCGCCCGCGTCGAATGCCTGTTGGGACCGCCTCGCCACCGTCGCGCGTTCGCTCGGGCTGCGGGCGGGGCGGGACTGGGGTGACTCACCGCACGTCGAGTGGCGCGGGCCGCTGCCGAAGGAGACGAAGTAAATGGCGACTTGCATCCTGACCGGAACCGTCGAGAGCCCTCCCGGCACGCCGCTCGCGGGTGCGCTCGTGCGGGTTCGCACCGTCGCCACGACACTAGCCCCGAACGGGGCAGGCATCGCGACGAACGACCTGACGACGACGAGCGCGGCAGACGGGACGTGGTCGCTCACGCTCGCGCAGGGGCTCCACGCGCAGATCGACATCCCGGCCATCGGGCTCCTGAGCGATATCACCATCCCGGCGCTCGTGACCGTGGCCCTCTCCGCGCTCACGCTCAACGCGCGAGGCACGCTGACCCCGGCGACGATCATCGGCACCGCCGGGCCGTCGATGGGCGGCGACCTCACGGGCCGGTCCCCGAATCCCACCGTCGTTGGCCTGCGCGGCAAGGCGCTCCACGCCGACACGCCTGCCGACGGTAAGGTCTGGGTCTACCGCACGGCGTCAGGGGACTACCGCCTCGAATCCTTCCCCGTCTCGTCGGCCGTCGCGTCGGTCACGGCAGGGCAGGGCATCACCGTCACCGGCACCACGACTCCCACGGTCGCGGTCACTACCGGCGGGATCGTCGGGGCGATGCTTGCGACCGGGACCGCTTCGGCGAACGTCGGCGGGCTCGGCGGCGTCCTCGCGGGATCGCTCCCCGCCCCGACCTTCGCAGCCGGGTCAATCGCGAACGCGGATGTCAACGCCGCAGCCGGTATCGAGTGGACGAAGATCAACAAGTCCGGCGCCGTCGCAAGCGATGTCGGGGCTCTCGGAGCCGGGACCGTCATCGCCACGATCAACGCCAGCGTCGAGACGCCGAAGATCGCCGCCGCGCAGCTTGCGGGCGGGATCGCCGAGTCCCAGGTCACGGGGCTCGTCTCGGATCTCGCGGCGAAGCGGAACACGGCGGACGACATCCCGCAGGCGAGCATCACGAACCTCGTATCTGACCTCGCCGGGAAACAGGCGATCTCCGAGAAGGGGGCCGCGAACGGCTACGCCTCGCTCGACGCGGGCGGCAAGGTGCCGTCGGCGCAGATCCCTTCCACGACGCTGGCGGACGCCGACCGTGGCGACATCACGACCTCGTCCTCCGGGGCGGTCTTCACGATCGACCCGAAGGTGGTCCTCTACTCCAAGATTCAGGACGTAACGACAACCGATCGGCTCCTCGGGCGGATGTCGTCGGGGTCAGGGACCATCGAGGAAATCCCGCTCACCGCCGCCGGGCGGGCGATCATCGACGACGCGACGGCCGGGGACCAGCGGACGACTCTCGGGCTCGGGACCGCAGCCGTCCTCAACGTCCCGGTGTCCGGCGACGCGGGTGTGGGTGAGGTCGTCAAGGGGACCGATACCCGGCTGGCCGATGCGCGCACGCCGGTAGCCCACACGCACGTCGAGGGCGACGTCACCGGACTCACTGCGGCCCTCGCTGCCAAGGCCCCTACCTCACGCACCATCGCCACGACGAGCCCCCTGGCGGGCGGCGGGACGCTCGCAGGCGACCTCACGCTTTCGGTCGGGGATGCGGGCGGCGGGTCGAAAGGCGTCGTGCAACTCACGGCCGACCTCGGCGGGACGGCAACGTCCCCGGCTGTCGCGCTCGTCGGCGGGCAGACCGCCGCGAACGTGGCAGCGGCTACGGTACTGGCGAACGCGGCAGTATCCGCGAAGACAGCAAACGCCATCGTCAAGCGAGACGCATCGGGGGCCGCCGCCCTCGATGTCACGGGCAACGTAACCGGGAACGTATCCGGCACCGCCGCGAACGTGACCGGCACGGTCGCCGTCGCGAACGGCGGAACCGGGGCAACGACAGCCACGGCAGCGTTCGATGCGCTCGCGCCGACCTCGGCGAAGGGCGACCTCATTGCTTACAACGGGGCGGACAACGTGCGCGTCGCGGCCGGGGCTGATGGTACGGTCCTGACCTCCGACGCGGCTTCTGCCGCCGGGGTGAAGTGGAGCGCCGTCGTCGGCACCGGCTCGGTCACTTCGGTGGCGACCGGCAACGGGCTCCAGGGCGGGCCGATCACGACGACCGGCACGGTGGACCTCAAGCTCCTCGCGGCGGGCGGGCTCTCGAAGACGCTCGGGACCGGCTCGGAACTCGGCATCGCACCGGGCGGCGTCGCTGACGCGATGCTCGCAACGGCGGTCGTCCCGCAGGCGCGGGTCATCACGACCACTGCGCCTCTCACGATCGACGGCGGCGCGAGCGCGAGCCTCTCCGCGAACCGCACGCTCGCTGTCTCCGATGCGGCGGCGGGGTCGAAAGGCGTCATCCAGCTTGCCGGGGATCTCGGCGGGACGGCCGCAGCCCCGACGGTCGAAACGGTCGGCGGCACGCCAGCAGTGAGGATTGCGGGTGCCGAAGCGGGGTTCAATTCGGCTACCCCCGTCAACGTTCCTGACGCACTTGTTAAGCGGGACAGCTCGGGCAACTTCGCTGCAGAGACGATCACGGCGGCACACTTCGTCGGGCCGATCAACGGGAACGTCACGGGCAATGTCACGGGCAATGTCACGGGCACCGTGACGGGTGTGGTTCGCGACAAGGGCGGCACATCCTATGACGGCAAGGCCTACGGTGCAACGGGGGACGGGTCGACCGATGACACCGCCGCTATCCTCTCCGTTCAGACGACGATGGGCGCGAACGCGAGCGTCCTGTATCTCCCGGCTGGCACGTACAAGGTCTCCGCTCTCACGTTCTCGCTGCCCAACCTCGTCGTGCTCGGAGCCGGGCGCAACCTCACGACGATCCTCCTTACGACGACGGGAGCAGACGGGATCACGCTCAGCGGGGCGGGCATAACCCTCTCCGACCTGACCGTTGCAGTGCAGGGGACGGCGACCGCGGGGCAGCTCAGCATCAAAGCCACGGGGGCGGGGGTGCGCCTCGAGCGGCTGAATCTGACCGGGTGGTTCTCCGGTATCTTCGCAAACGCGACGACGTACGTTGAAGATGTCCGACTCACTGCACCAGCGACGGGAGCAGCAGAAGGCGTCCGCTTCGATAGCGGTGCGGTCGTCGATGCGAAAGGAATCCACGTCGGGACGCGCGCCACTCCCGTATTGGTCGGGACCGCTATCAGGGTGACGGATACAACGGGAGCGGTGCACATTCGCGATTCGGACGCATACGTCAGCGCGAGCGGAAGCGGTACGGCTCTCGCTTGCGACGGGACGGCGAACGTGTTCGTTGACAGCAGCACGCTCGTCGGTGCGGGCGCAGGCGGCTACGGCGTCTATGTCAGCAGCGGAGTCCTATCCATGAACGGAGTCCGCGCGTGGGGCGGGACGCACTCTCTCTACGGCATAGGGACCGGCGAAGTCACCGCCGCCGACTGTGCGTTCAGGAGCGACTCCACGTCCGTCGCATCCTCGCTGCAAGACACCGTGAAATTCATCTGGACTGGCCCCGTGACGTTCAAGAACGTCGAGGTCGGCAATGCGGCAGCGGGGTACTACGACATCTACATGGCGACTGCGGCTACCACGCTTTATTACGAAGGCGGGCTTCTGTGGGCGACGAGCGCAACCAGCACCGCAGCCTACGGGATCGGCGGAACCGGAGGCGTGGCGCACCTCTCCAACGTGAACACGACTGGCGTATTCACGGGCGGCGTCTTCGATGGCGGTGTTCTGGTAGGCACGGCGATCACGTCTGCGTCAACCATCACGGTGATATCCCAGGTCACGCACGTCACGGGTACTGCGGCTATCGCCACGATCGCGCCCCCCACATTTTCGGGCACCATCACGCTAATCCCCGACGGCGCATTCACCTTCACGACGGCAGGCAACATCGCATTCGCACTCAAGGCAACGGTCGGAGTTCCGATCACGCTCGTCTACGACGACGTTACGGCGAAGTGGTATCCGTCCGTCTCGGTCGCTCCGCTCACGTCCGACGGCACGACGGTCAACGCCAACGGGCCGCTCTTCGCGCAGCGCAGCGTCGAGGCCGTTACGACGACGAAGAGCCCGACGGCCGCTGAGTCGCGTGAGGTCTACACGAACGAGGGCGACGCCGACGGCGCAGCGGTCACGCTCCCGACCGCAGCGGCGGGGCTTGAATACACCGCCATCGTCCAGTCCGGGCAACTCCTCACAATCAACGCGGCGGCCGGGGACACCATCCGCATCGGCCCGAACGTGACTGGGGCGGCGGGCTACGTCCGCTCGAATGTCGTCGGGGATCGCATCTCTCTCCTCGCGATCAACGCGACGGAATGGGTCGCCACGTCGTTCGCTGGCGAGTGGACGAACGGGACATGGTGGGCGACCGATACGCACGCCGAGGGCGCGATCTACTTCGCGACTCCTGCCGCGACATCGAACGCAGCTGCGACGCCGATCAAGTGCGCCGGGACGACGGCCGCGCAGGGGTCGGCGGTCAAGGTCACGCAGGCGGTCAACAACCGGCTCACGTACACGGGCGAGCCGACCCGCAATTTCAAGGTGTCCGCGACCGTCTCCCTGTCCGCAGCCGCCGCGACGAACGGGAAGCTGCACCTCTACAAGAACGGTTCGCTCATCACCGGCAGCACCATCGCACGCGTCCTCCCGGTCGCAGACATCGGGGCGATGGCCCTCCACGCGACTGTCTCTCTGGCGAAAAACGAATACGTCGAGCTGTGGTGCGAGACGGACGACGGCGACGACATCACGATTCAGTACGGTGTGCTTTCAATCGCGAGCATCAACTAAGCGAAGGAGTAAGCGATGAGGTTCGCATTCCCGATCTCGAAGACGGAACAGCTTGAGGACGGGCGGCTCCTCATCGAAGGCGTCGCCACGTCGGAAACTCTCGACCTCCAGGGGGAGATCCTCGACTACGAAGGCTCGAAGCGGGCATTCGAGAAGTGGCGCGGGAATCTCCGCGAGGCGCACGACCCGAAGAAGCCCGTCGGCAGGGCGCTCGAAGTCATCCCCGACGACGTGGCGAAGACGATCTCGGTCCGCGCGTTCATCTCGGCCGGAGCGCAGGACACGCAGGAGAAGGTAAAGGACGGCACGCTCTCGATGTTCTCCGTCGGCGGCGGGAAGCCGACGAAGACGGCCGTCGAGAAGGTCGCCGGGAAGCCGGTGCGCCGCGTCCTCGACTGGCCGATGAGTGAGCTGTCGCTCGTCGATGCCGGGGCGAACCCGGACGCCGCCGTGTCCGTGCTCAAGGCGGTGGGGGACGAGGAGCCCGAGCCCGAGAAGCCGCCCGTCGAGGAAGAGGAGAAGCCGGAGGTCGACCCTGCCGAGTCGAAGGAAGCCGAGCAGTCGCCCGAGGAGAAGAAGAACGAGCCGGTCCAACTCTCCGAGGCGCAGATGACGGAGCTCGTGACGAAGATCACGGACGCCGTCCTCGCCTCGCTCGAAGCGAAGAAGAAGGACGACCCGGCCTCGACGCCCGCGCCGACCCCGGAGCAGAAGCCGCCGGAGAAGAGCGCGCCGGAGCCCGAGGTCAAGAAGGCCGACGGGATGCTCGACAGCTCGGCTTCCTGGGATATCCGGTTCGCTCTCGACATCCTCGGGATGATCGAAGCCCTGCGCTCGACCGAGCAGTACGAAGCGATGGCGGGGAAGCCGGAGCCCGCCGAACAGGTCGCGTGGCTCGCGCAGATGGAAGAGCTGGCGCGGAAGTTCGTCGCCTCCGAGGCGCAGGAACTCCTCGCCGCGCCGGACGAGCCTGCGATGAAGTCGGCCCGGCCGATCATCATCAAGGTCGAACAGCCGATCGACCTGACCGCCATCCTCGCCCGCTTCGATGCGCTCGAAGCCATCCAGAAGTCCGCCCCCACTCCGGACCCGCGACTCGACGACGTGGTCGCCGGGATCGGTTCCATGCCTGCGTCCATCGCGTCCGAACTCTCGAAGACGGCGAACGATCTCAAGGCCGCGTTCAGCGGCGAGGTCAAGGTTCTCCGTGAGGGCGAGATCGCGAAGCTCGCGAGGGCCACGGACCAGATCCTCTCGATGCCCGTCCCCGGTCGCTCGCCGATCCGGAACTTCGCCGCCGCCGCGCAGGCCATCGAGAAGGCCGCGCCATCCGAAACGAGCAAAGCAAACACGCTCCGCTCTGCCGCGCAGGGAGCCCCGCCAGCGGTGCGGGACTACCTCCTCAACGAAGCGTCGGCCATCGAGCGCAGCTAAGGAGTTCTCATGGACGCGATCGACCAGATCGTTGCGAAAGCCGCCGTCGAACCGACGCAGAACGTCGGGGCCTTCGGCCAGTACCTCAACAGCCTCCCCGAAGACAAGAAGGAGCGCCTCCGCAAGTCGCTCGACGCGGCCCTCGCGGCCCCGGCTCTCGGGATCCAGAAGGACGTGACGGGGAACTCGGGCATGACGACCGCCGTCGGCCTCGTCCCCTACTCCCTCGAAGCCCCGGCGCTCAACCTCTGGCCGGTCGTGACCCCGCTGCGGAACGCCATCCCGCGCAAGGTCATCGGCGGCACGGGGCACCACTGGAAGCGGATCACCGCGATCGACACGGACCAGGACTACGGGTTCGTGGCGGAAGACACCTCGACCACGTCGAACTCCGTGGCCGGCCGCGCCGGGTTCATGAAGATCAGCGAGGTCGACGACTCGATCACCTTCAAGACCCTCGGCCTCGACAACTTCATCACCTGGGACGCCCGCTACGGCGGCAACACGACCGTCAACTCCGGCATGGACTTCCGGCCGGATCAGGTCGCCCGCCTCGCCGCCCTCCAGGCCGTGATGATGCGCGAGGAGCGCGCCATCCTCGGCGGCAACCTCACGCAGCTCGCCGCCCCCGGCGCTCCCTCGACGACCGGCAAGACGCAGGACGCGACCGCGACCGGCGGACTCACCGCCGCGACCGCGTACAAGTTCACCGTCTCTGCCCTGACCCTCCTCGGCTACCGCAAGGGCTCCTCCGGCGGGACCGGCGCAACCAGCGCCTCCGGCGAGACCACCGCTGCGGCCTCCACGCAGATCACCACGGCGGGCGGCGGGAGCGCGGGCGACACGTCGATCCGGTTCGGCTGGACCGCGATCCCCGGCGCCGTCGCGTACAACGTCTACGGCGGCACGGGCGTCGGCGACCAGCGCGTCTACCTCGGCACCGTCACCGTCAACGAGTTCAACGCCACGACCGTGACCGGGCTCTCCGCGAACGTCCCGAACGCCGCGAACACGACCGCCGACACGAACGGATACAACGGGCTCATCAAGCTCTTCGCGACGAAGGGCGGATACATCCGCTCGCTCAACGGCGCCGCGCTCACCGGGACAAAGAACTACATCACGGAACTCGACACCGCGTTCCAGTCGTTCTTTACGACCTACCAGCTCGGGCCGACGCGGGTCTTCATGGCGCCCGCCGACATCCGGAAGGCGATCGACGTGATCACCGGCTCGTCCGCTCCCTACGTCCGCCTCGACGCGAAGGGCGGGGACTTCAACGTGACCGGCGGACTCGGCGTCTCCGGCGTCCTCAACAACTACACGAACCAGCGCGTGGACTTCGAGGTGCATCCGTACCTCCCGCCCGGCACGATGCTTCTCTGGTGCGACAACTTCGGGCAGTACTACCCGAACGTGAACATCCCCAACCCCGTCGAGATGCTCCTCGCATACGACTACATCTCCGTCGACTTCGCCGTGACCGCGCTCCGGCAGGAGTTCGGCACCTACGTCAAGGGCGCCCCGACGCTCCGCGCCGGGTTCCCGATGGGCATCATCTACAACGTCGGCTGACCGTAACCGGGCGGGGGGCTTCGGCTCCCCGCCATTCTCCGAGGAGACGCGATGGCTTCGATTGACTGGTCCTCGCAGATTGCGGCGTATCTCAACCTCGGGACCGACACGCTCGGGACCAGAGGCACTCTGCTCGCCACTATCGGTTCGGCGGTACAGGCAGCGGTCGAAGCGCGCATCGGGCGCCGCTTCGAGGCGCAAAACTACACGGAGACCTATGACGGCAACGGGCGCCGGACGCTGTACCTTCGATGGGACCCGGTCCTCAGCGTAACGTCGCTCACGATCGACTCGGGCGTATGGGCGAGCACGAGCTACGTCGTCAGGGACGGCGCGGTCACGCTCAAAAACGGATCGCTCTTCCCCGACGGCATCGGTAACGTCGTCGTCGTCTATCGCGCCGGGTATGAGACGCCGCCGGATGCTCTGGTCCAGGCGGTTGTCTACTGGTCCGCCGCAATCTTCAAGGACCGCGACCGCATCGGCATCTCGTCGATCGGCGCGGGCGGGCAGAGTAACTCCTACACGCGCGACATTCCGCAGTTCGCGGAGAAGCTCATCGCGCCGTTCGTCCGGTGGGACAAGCCGTGCTGACCTTCCAGTTCGACGCATCGGCGCTGGACCGCGCGGCGGACCTGATGAAGCGGTTCCCGGAGAAGCTCATGGAGGCGCTGCGTAAGGCGAACGTCCAGTCTGCCGCGCATGTCCTCACGCGAATAAAGCAAGTCAAGCTCGTCGGCGGGAATCCTCTCAACCGCCGGACGGGGAACCTCATCCGTTCGTGGGCCGTCATCCCGCCCGTACGCGAGGGCGACGGGTGGAAGGGCGGCGTCGGGTCGAATGCTGATTACGCGGCTGCTCACGAGTTCGGCGTGGACAAGACGCAGAACGTGGGTGTCAGGGCGCATACCCGCAAAGTCGAAAGCCGCAACACGTACCGCAAGAGCGCCGCGAACTATCGGCGTGGCGGGACCGGCGTCGTTCTCGCATCCGAAGGGATGGCCTTCGTTCACGCCTTCACCCGCGCGCAGCACACGAAACTCCCGGCCCGCCCCTACGCCCGCCCCGCATTTGCCGAAACCGCCGAGCGCATCCGCGCGACGCATCACGACAACATCCGGCAGGCGTGGGAGAAGTCGAAGTGAGCGACGTTCGGGAAGAGATCCTCGTCCGGCTCGCCGCCTGTCTCGCCACGATCGCGCCCGGCGTCGTCTACACGTTCCCCGGCACGCGCACACACCGGCCCATCGAGACGGACCTCGGCGGGCGCGTCTACGTCAACCTCCGGGGCGAGGCCCGCTTCGATTCGTCGGAGCTCCCCGCCTTGGAACTCGTCACGAACCAGGGCACCGAAGACACCATCCGCGAGGTCGCGGACGACGACACCTATCTAGCCGATCTCAAGGTGCGCGTCTTCGGCTACGTCAAGGGCGACGACGCGGGCGACCAGAAGACGGCGCCCGTCCGTACCGCGCTCAACGCTCTCCGCGCCGACATCGTGATCGCGATGGAAGCGTTCCCCTACTGGACCTCGACCGACTACCCGGACGCCATCCGGCGCCGCGTCGGCGAGGTCGAGATGGTCCTTCAGTCACAGTGGACGGAGGCAGCCGTCGGCGCCCCCGACGGGTTCCTCTATCTCGACTATGCAATCCGCTACCGATTCAGCCGACTCAACCCGTAAGGAGTAGACGATGCCTCTCAGTTTCCCCACCGCACCCAACCCCGCCACGCTCTTCGTCAGCGGCGCTGGCGACTTCTACATCGGCACCTACGCGGCTGCCGGTGCGGACAGCGCCGCGCTCGTCCACATGGGGCCGACGCAGGGCGGCATGGCGATCGAGTACAAGCGCGACGTCCACCCCGTCGAGGTCGATCAGTTCCTCGGCGCGGTCGCCGCGTTCCCGACGAAGGAGGAGTTCACCCTCAAGGTGACCCTCATGGACATGACGATCGCCAACTTCTACAAGGCGCTGAACCTGAGCCTGAATACCCTCGTCGGCGGCGGTCGGACGGACAACTCCGGCAGCACCGGGCTCGGCGAAGAGACGGCTCAGCTCTACTTCCAGGCGGTCTGGAAGGGCAAGCCGCCCGCGCAGTCCTCGGCTACGTCGCGCATCTGGCAGATGTACAAGTGCGTGACCATGAGCGTCTCCGAAGCCAAGATGGAGAAGACGAAGGAGACCGGCATTCAGGTCACCATCCGCGCGCTGACCGACCCGACCGTCACCACGGCAAACAAGGTCGCGAAGATCATCGACGCGTGATGCGCGCCACGGTAGCGGACGCGTGGTCTCTGGCGCCGATCGGAGAGCTGCGGCTCGGGGAGAAGGTCTTCCCCGTGCCGCCGCTCACGTTCGCGCGATTCCAGCGGCTCATCGGAGCCGACCATACCGCCGCGACCGCGCGGCTCGCAGAGCACGACGCCGCCGCTTTCGCGGAGATTGCGGCGATCGTCGTCCCCGGCGTCACAGAGGCGGACTGGCGAGAGTTCGCCAGCACGAAGACCGCGCTGCACCTCTTCGCCCTCTTCGTCGAGTCGCACGACTGGAAGCTGATTGCCGACGCGATCCGCCTCGGGGAACCGGAAGAGCCCGGCGAGGACATCCCGACCCTGTCGCAGATCACGGCGGGACTCGTCGCGGTCGGCAAGGCAACGGGCTACACGATCGAAGCCCTGACGGCCATGCGCGTAGACGGGTTCTATCTTCTCGTCGATGCGCTCCGCGAGCAGCGCGAGCCGGAGTCGGGGGGCGAGATCCCGATGGGCGTCGAGTATGAGGACCAGACCGGATCGTCGGCGCTCCTTGAAATGCTGAAGCGTGCGGAGGAGGCGGGCCGTGGCGAATGACCAAGTAGATTTCGACCTCTGGCTACGGTCCAAGTTCGACGGCGATGCGCTGAAAGCGGCGCAGTCGGAGTTCAAGCGTACGCAGAAGTCCGCAGAGGACGCGGGCGAGGGGATGAAGAGCGCCGGGACCGGCGCAGCGGCTGGGCTGAAGGCCGCGCTCGGGGAGCTCGTCGCCATCGCGGCGATTCTCGGGCAACTGAAAGAAGGGTTCGCGGAGGTCACGGCGCAGGAGCAGGCGTTCAACCGCCTGTCGGATGCGGCGGCTCGCTTCGGCGGGAACGCGGGCGAGCTGAACACGAAGTTCGAGAAGCTCGCGAAGACCATTCAAGAGAAGAGCGGGCTCGATGACGACGCGCTTTACCTCTCGATGGTCAAGGTCTACCAGGCCACGGGGGACATGAACGAGGCGATGGGGCAAGCGGCGCTCGCGGCGGACGTGGCGAGGGGCGCGAACATCCCGCTCGAGCAGGCGCTCTCGACGGTCAACGGGGCTGCGCTCGGGAACACGCGGTCACTCCGCGAGCTCGGCATCTCCGTCGCGACAACCGGAGACAAGGCGGTGGACGCGAAGGCCGGACTCGATGCGCTCGGGAAGGCGTTCGGGGGCTCGGCCGCGAATGCCAAGGGTGCGACCGTCGAACTCGGCAAGATGAAAGAGGAGTGGGGCAACGTCCGGAACGACTTCATCTCCGGCAGCGGCGAGATGCTGACCGGCGTGATGAAGTTCGTGAACCTCGCGCTTCAGCCGCTCTTCCTCTCGCTCCAGCTTGCGGGCAATTCGATCAAGACGATCATCGCCAGCGTTCGCGAGTTCGGCGGGGTCATTGGTTCAATCATCGCTGGCGACTGGAAGGGCGCGAAGGAAGGGCTCGCGAAGACGAAGGACACGCTCGTCACCGGCTTCGAGAACGCCTTCGAGATCATCAAGGCCCGCGCCGAGAAGATGTGGGCAACGATCAACGGGACGGCGGGCGGTGCGATCGACGCGCCGACGGCGAAGGGGACGGGCAAGGGCGGGGGCGGGGGCGGCAAGGGCGGGAGTAAGACCGACGCGAAGCGCGAGCTGACCGAGGCCGAGCTGGAGATGATGAACATCTCCAAGTTCCAGCAGGAGATGATCGAAAAGGCCAAGAAGGAAGAGGCCAAGTTCGAGGCGTTCAAGAAGAAGCTCCGCGACGACGCCGCGAAACAGGACAAGACGCGGATCAAGGATCTCGACGCCGCGCGGGACGCCGAACTCGACCGGGCGATCAAGCGGACGGTCGCCGAGGTTCGGGCGAAGAAGGCGGCAGCGGAAGCGGAAACCGCCCTCGCGAACCAGACCGCCGACGCCGCGATGGCGCTCGGAGACCAGGTCTTCGAGGGCAACAAGGAATGGTCGATCGCGAGCGCACTGATCTCGACGTTCCGCGCGGTCGCCGGTCAGCTTGCGATGGAGCCGGTCGGCCCGTGGAATATCGCACTCGCAGCGGTGATGCTCGCGTCCGGGCTGGCACAAGTCGCAAAGATCGAAAGCACGGAGCCCTCAACCGGCGGCAAGGGCTTCGACGATCCCGGCAACGACCGCGCAGCCTACCTCGGCGGGCGCCGCTGGGCGGCCGACATGATCGGCGAGTTCACCTCCGGCGTGAGCGCCGGGTGGGCCTCGGGCATGAGCGGGCGCGGCGGGAGCAGCAACGTCACCTATGACAACCGCTCGACGATGAACCTCCACATGAGCGTCGCGGGGTTCCTTGACCCGAACGACACGCACTCGATGGCGAAGTTCGCGCGTAACCTCGCGGTGGTCAACAAGACCGTCGAAGGTCAGCGCCGCACGGCGAGGACGGCGCGCTAATGGCCGCCCCCGTCATCCAGACGACGATCTACTTCCCGAGCCTCGGGCAGTGGCGCGACGTTTCCGCGTGCGTGGACATGGGTACAACGGTCGAGATCAGCGAGGCCATCGAGGCCCCGGCAGAGACGAACTCCTACGTCGCGCCGGATATCCAACTAAAGCTGTACGAAGGCACCGCGAGCGAGTTCCTCCTCTCATGGTTCGATTCGATTCAGCCCGACGACATCAACTGGACGGTGGAGATCAAGCTCGAAGGCATCCCGATCTTCACGGGTTTCGTGCTGCCGACCTCACTCCAGATTGACACGCGCGAGGGATGGGCGGGCTTCACGGCGATCGGTAAGGCCGGGCTACTCGCGCGCACCAGCGCAGACGGCGGCGTCTTCAAGCGACCGGCGTCCACGGGATGGTTCGTCTCGTCGGCGCAGGGGAACGCGTGGCGCGCGACGATCGTCATCCAGAAGTCCACGGCGCAGACGACGTGCGAATACGTTACGGACGACATCCTCGGAATCGACATGGGCGGCGGGTCGGTCCAAGAGGTCAAGGTGATCTCCGTTTCGTCCGTGTTCACTACCCCGCCCTACCCGATCTTCACGCTTTCCGTCGAAGGGATGGAAGCGCCTCCGCTCGGCGGTGCGGCGATAACGCTCCTGTCCCCATATTACCGAAACGTCACTCTCCAGAACGCAGTCAACGCGCTCTTCACGCAGGCGGGACTCACGGCACCATCTGCCGCGAACTTCAACGTGATCCCTCTCTCGCTGGCGTCGTCGCCGTTTGCCACGCGCCCGAACATGGCGGGGCTCGTCGGGTATCCGCAGGCGGTAGTGCCCAACGTCTTCGAGCTTGAGCGGTATTACCCGGTCATCGGCACGACGAGCGGGACGTATATCCAGTACGACCCGCCGCTCGGGGCGTGGGTCTCCGCGCCGAACTACTTGCAGAACCGATCGTCGGAGCCGGTGGACTGGACCGATGACAACAACTTCTCGACGATGGGCTATCTCTTTTACGGCCCGCGTTTCGAGCAGACGCCGTCGGGGTCCGACTACGACTACACGTTCTGGCACTACTGGTTGACGACGACGCTCCCATCCCCGCCGGGCTTTCGCTTCGGCGTTCGGGTCAGAGTCTCGGAGAACCCGGATTCTTCCGGCTACTACACCGTAAGCACGCTCCTCCTGCGCGAGCAGACGCTCGACGGCTATACGTGGACATTCACCCATTCCCAGGTTGTCGCCGCCGGGTCTCTCACCACGCTCGTCAACCTACACAACGAGATCGGGGAGACGATCGGGATCTATTCGACGGGGCTGCGATCGTCGCAGGGAAAACTTCTCTTCACACATCCAGACGGGACGAGCGCGACCGGGTACACGACCGCGTACGTTTCGCTCGCGGACCTCACCGGGTACACGGCAGTCGGCACGATGCGCGGGAAGGTCCGCCGGAATGCGGTCTTCTCCATCGACACGCAGCGGGACGCGACGCCGCAGGCGCACAGCTACGACATCACGGAGTTCGGCGTCCCGATCTTCACGACGGTCGCGCCGCTGCCGATAGGGTTCCAGCCGCAGACGTTGACCTACAACCCTGGCGACGGGTTCTGGTACGCACTCGCGGTCTCCGAGGCGCGCGGCGTGGAACTGCTGTCCTACACGAGCAATGACCTCGACCCGCG